TTTTAGATTGATATCTATTTGCAATTTTATTAACTACTTGCTCTGCTTGTCCTTCAGCTTTAGGAGAAGGATTAGCACCCGGTTTAGGTTCAAAAGGACGACGAGGTTTTGGCTTACCTGTATCGGGTTTACCTGGGGCAACTGTAGGATTAGTTTTAGGTTTTGAAGGAGCCGGTTGGTTTTCAGCTAATGCTTTTTCTATCATTTCACGAATAATATCTTTTAGTTCATTTGTTTTCATTTTGTTTCTTTTTTTCATTTATATGTTTACGAAGTAATTGTCTAAATTCACTTAGATGATGAGGATTACGATCAAAATATTCATTCACAATATATTGATGAAGTTCTGCCAAAAGATTTCTTTGTCTTAAAGCATTTAATAATTCAGATGGTGAACCTAATCCAATAGCATTATCTGGTGTAACAATATAATGTGAATTTCCTGGTTGTAATACTACTGAAGCTATAAGAGGACCATCATTTAAACGAATAATATAAATAGCATTATTTCCATTTTCAAATACTCTTCTAACACTACCATTAGCTCCTAATAAATTTTGACGACGAGATGCACCTCTATTATTTGTTACTGGTACTTCTTCAAAAGAAGTTGGAAATCTTCTAAGTACTCTTTGACCAAGAGCATTAAATCCAGGAGTTAAATTATAAGCTTGTGCTATTTGTCCTAATGAAGTTCCTCCTTCTATTGGAGCAGCTTGTGGACGAGGAGCATTTGGTTGACCTGCTGGTCTACCTCTTCCCGCTCTAACTGCAGCATTAGCTTGAGCTGCTGCTTGACCAGGAACTTGTCTTGGTCCTAATAATTGTGCTGCTAGTGATGAAGGTACATTTGCTTTAACTAATTTACCTGATTGATCTGATATTTTATAGCTACTACTTGGATTATTAACATTAATAAGTAAAGCAGTATCTCCATTCATAGCAGGTTTATATGGACCATCAGTTATTGGAGGATTATTAGCTATAAAGGCTCTTTTAGATTCAATAGTCATTGGAGATCTTTCATTACCTAATAATGTTAATAAATCATTATTGTTATAAGCTTGGTTTGTGGCTCTTAGATAAATAAAATAAGATTTCCAATCATTTTCACTTAGACTTTGAGAGTGTCTATTAGCTTTTCTCCAATCACCATCACTACCATAACTCCTAGATAATCTTTGTTGACGAGGATTTACTGTAGCTGGCATAAGTATAAAAGGAGATACTGGATCTGTTGTAGTTAATATAACATCACCATCAATTATTCTTTTACTATAAGGAATAGCCTTAATAACATTTATTAAAGCATCTTTATCTATTGTTTTAGGAATAACACCATAATATTTATTAAATAAATTTAATGCATTTTGTTGGAATCCTTCATTATCTTTCTGTCCAGCAAACACTGCTTGTACATCTTCATTATCAAATGATACTTGTTTAAGTTTACCATCTTCTATTTTATATGAAGTAAATGAATTAGAATCTAATATAATATTATCTTTTACAATAACAGCTGAATCAGGATCTGTTTTTGCTTTATCTATTACTTTATCTACTATTTCTTTATCTATAACTTCATCCTGTGTTAATTTAATTAAAATTTTTAAAGGAATTTTATCTAGTTCTGAGTAGTCAAGTAAATATTTAGATGTACGTTTATTTAATTTAATATTAGGATATTCATCATCTTCAGTATACAATCCTACTTTTATATCATCTTCTAATGTTAATAAAACAATAGCTTTATTATCTTTAGTTACATACAATCTTTGATATTGATTAAGATTTATTTTATTAGTCTTTACAAGATATTTTTTAAGATCAAAAGTTGAATCTCCATCAAGTATATTTAAATTAAAATTACTTCTTATTAAAGAAGCAATAGATAATTGATCTTGTTTAGAAAATTTATCTATATATTTTATTAATGTTTCTATATCAATAATACCTTCTGTTGTTGCTATCATATTAGCAATTTGAGGGTATTGGGGTAAATATTTTAAAATAAAAACATCGTTACTTATATCACTAAACAATCTATCTAATCCTGATCTAACAATTAGGTATTGTTTTTTAGTATTGAATGGCTCTTTCATCCATTGTTTAATACTAATAGGATTATTTTTAAATAATTCACTTTCTTTTTCTTTTTTAGAAAAAGGAATATATTTTAAAATATTTTTTACATTAGGAATATCTTTTAACCAAGGAACTCTACTATTTAATTCTTCCCAACCAAATGGACCTTCCATTCCTGGGCTATTATTTCTATTGGTAAATTTATATGTTCCATTATCTAATACTTGTAAAGCAACAAAACTTAATTTATTACTATCAGATAAATTGTTATTTTTAGCTAAATAAAATGTTGGATAATTATATGAAGCACCATATCTATATTTACCCCAATAACTCCCTCCAGGAGTTGTAATACACCATTTAGTTCCACCTGGTGTTTTTTGAGAGGCTCCATAAGTAATGCAATTACCTTGTTTAGCACCATTCCAAATAGTAATACCATTATCGTTGTATACTACATCTGGTGTTTGATCTTCATCCTCATCATTACTTGATACTTCAGTTCCAGGTGAAGATGTTACTATTTTAATTAGTTTAGATAAAGAATATTTACGTAAATCTTTATCAGTTACTTTAGGTGAATCTTTTAATTTATCAAAACGTTCAATATATTTTTTAAGTTGTTCATCACTAACTTGAATATTTAAATCCTCAGCTTCTTCTTTAAATTTATTTAATAGATATTTAATCTCACCTTCTGAGTATTCATTCAATGGAAAGAGATTATGTACAACGTGTAATATAAATTTATCTATTGGTTTCATTCTATATGTTAAAATATAATAATTGGTTTTTTCCGTTAATTTTGATTATTTATAAATAAATTTATAACCTTTAGTTGATTTTTGACGATTAGTTAATACATTACTTATATCTCCTTGTTTTATATTTAATTGTTTTGCTGCTATAGATACTGAATCGTATATAATATTATTATTAACACACAAAATTGGTTTTCTTGTTTTTATTAAGGGTTTTCCTATTCTAATATTACTAAGATGTTTTTTAGTTTTATCTGAATACTTTGTTCCAAAGTTATGTTTATTTCCTTTTAACCTAATTTTTATTTTTTGTTTATTATTTTCAGTATGTTTAAACCCGTATGTACCTTCTCCTCCATCAGTCATATTTACTAGCGTTCCTTCATTTAAATCAGCTCTACCATATAATTTAATAAATTCAATTTCCTTACTACACGCTTCTTCCCAAGTTAAATTATCTAATAATATTTCAACTTCATATAAAACTTGATATGCTATATCTTTCCATCTAAAACTTCTACCTCTTTTTTTATATGCTCTTTTATAAGTATTATCAGATCCTATACCAATATAAAAAGGTTCGTTTTTATCTAATCTAATATGTCTATATAGGTAGGCCATAATTTATAATATTTACCATTTTCTACAAGACCAATATCTAGCAGATGTGCGTGGGCCTGGATTATCACAATTATGTCTTGCTCTAAATGCTTTACGTCTTATTGGGTTATTCTTTTTGATATTCATTCCTTTAGCACCAAAATTAACCTTTACAACTTTACCTGTTTTAGGATTTTTAACATATACCTTAAATTTCTTACTATCACCTCGCATTGGTTTACCTAAAGGTACTGTACGTCCTTGATATTTAGCTTCTAACATACAGTCACAATCAGCTTCGTTTAATTCTTGCTGATATACTTCCATGAACTCAATAAATTCTCTTATATCTTGTTCATTTTCGACGTCATATTCTTCAATTTCTTCAAGTAATTCTAATAGCTTTATCATAATATATCATTTTTCATGCCACCAATCACAACAATATTCATCAGCCGGTGCCTGTATTTTAGCATCTCCATTTTTCCATTGTAACCAATACTTATTATTACACATATTACCTTTTACTTCGTGATATTCACAATTAGCACACATTGATCCACCTTTAGTTACACGCATTCCTGGTTTATGGTTTGAAGGATATTCTACTTTTCCTTCAGAAATAAGATCTAATAATTCTGATAATCTAATCATAAATTACTACGTTTACCTTCGGTTAAATATTTTAATTCAGTTCTTAATGATGCTACTTCAGCTACTAGTTCTAATATTTGAGAACGCATTTCATCTTTTTCTCTTGCTGATTCTACAAGTAATGCTTCTAGTTTAGCTATACGATCTTTACAATCATGACGAATAAAATCTTCATCACGTTCACGATGCATTGCTCTTTTTTCATAAAAACGCCAAGCTGCTGAACCTCCTAAAAATGTAATTGCTGTAATTATTACAGTGTAGATGTTTGATACTTCTGTGCTCATTGATTTACTTATATATGTATAGTTATTGCCAATAAATATTAGGTATTTAATGTATCTTTTATTTCTTTAATGTATTTTTGCAAGTCTTCAATTATTTTTGTTTTATCAATAACACCCCCACGCCACTCTTCAATATCACCAGATTCAGTAACAATAGATTCTTTGGAATCTTCTAACATTAATTCTAATAAAATATCTTCTAATTCTTTAATGTAAGTTTTTATACCATTAATATTCATGTTACGTTGATATTCTTCAAATTTTCCGTCACGTTTTAATTTAGTTTCCATTTTAATAACACAATCAAAACACATACTATGTATAGGCCACATTTTTTTATTAGTAATGTGATTTTTCATAGAATTGTTGCATTTAGGGCAAACTATCGGTAAAATTAGTAATTTCTTAATAGAATCAAAACGAGTTACAGTTTGTTTAATACCATTTTTAATAGTCCATTTTTTTCCATCTTCTTCCCAAATTTCACCTTCTTTACGCTCTATATATGATTTAGTATATCCTAATTGAGTTACAGTTTTGTCACCAAATTTTTTAGTAATAAGATTACGCATACGTTGTACATCACGTTGCTTAAAATCTTTTTGTAACATAGATTCACTAGTATTTTTCATAACTTCAGTTTTTTAAGTTCTTTTATTGTATTGTTGGTAGATGTATGTAATATTCCTATACCTCCCCGTTTATTCCATTCATTAATAGTTTGTTCCATATCATCTATTAATATTTTATCCGGAGCTGAGAATATTTGTTTTTCTTTTCTAGAATATAATAATAGTTTTTTATATTGATTTGGTATATGCATTTTACACCAGGCTTCTTTTCCAATCCTAGATGAGGGATTTAAGGAAGGTGCGGATAATATATAAGGTTTATATGGTTTGATATAATCCCATAATTGTTTTCCATCAGGCATCCATTCTAAATTAGCCCACCATTGAGCTCCAGCTTTATTAATAGGTTCCCAAAAACTAGGTTTGCCATTAAATGATTTACTGGGAATAGTATCTGTTAATTCTGCATAACCTTTTTCAAAATCAACCAAAACCCCATCCATATCACAATAAATTGTGTACATAACTTGTTTTATTTTTTAGTATGTAAATAATCATTTTCTATTTCTTCAAATTCGTCTTCATATTCTTTTATAATCATAATGTCAACTGGTATAGGATTAACTATATTAAATGTTTCTTCTTCAAGTTGATTGCTAAGTTTATTCATAAATTTAGGAGTAAAAAACAATTCAGCATCTTCAGCTTTTGCTCTCATTACTACAGGTATTCCTTTTTTTCTTTCAGCTGTACTCATAGCAAAGGTAGCAGCATTATAGTAATTTGTACTCCAAGATGATACTTTTCTACGAGAAGAATATTCTTGATTGGGTATAATAATATTTTGTCCTATTATATCTATATTAGGTTCTTTTGATAATCTTTCTAATGCATCTTTATTAATAACAGTTCCTCTATAAATGTAACCACTAACTTTTGGATCTCCTATTTCAGGATATTGTTTTTTTATTGTTTTAAATATTGGGATATAGTTATCTAAATTTATATTAGAATAAGTAGATTCTTCAGAATCAGCATATTGTTTAAGAAAATTAAATAATGATTTTTCAGCAGTAGTATCAGATTCTACTTCATTGTCATACCATCCTATTTTAACTCCGGAATCTTTATCCCCAAATAAATAATTTCCAAATTTTTTAGCTTCGTATATACTGTTATTTATTTTACCAAAATTTCTTAATAAGACACCAGCCATTGCATTTGCTTCATCCTCAATAGGGGAACCTGTTTCTCCACTTTTAGAATCAAGTCTACCATCTTCTTCTTGTTTACGATGAACTAATTCATGAGCTAATGTTCTTAAAATATCAGCCATGTTTCTATTTTTAACATAAACCCATATTTTATTACTATTTGGATCAAAGTAACCAAAACTACATTTTTCTTTAGCTTTATCATTATTGTATGATAATGTTAAACTGCTAGGAAGTTTTTTTAATTCTAAATTTTTTATACTATATTTAATGAATTCACCAATAGTTCCTGTTTGTTCTTCATTAAGACGTTGTATTTTTGATTGTAAATTTTCTTTTAAAAAAATATGATTAGATTCTGATATACCTAACGTCCCTATTAATACTGTAGGTTTTATTTCTAATGCTCTATAAATCATCAATTGTGTATTACTAGCAACCAAATAATATTTACCTTCACCGTATTCTAAAACCATTGGCAAAGGTAGTTGTTCTTCATTTTTAATAGCATTAAATATAGGTTTCCAATTTTTTACTAATTTATCAATTTGTTTTAAACTTTTAATTTTATATGAATTTGTATTTTCTAATTTAGACCAAATATTATCAGATAATAAAACTTCATTTCCTGTTTCAAAAGCATACTGTAAATCATCAACTTTCACATTAAATATTTCAGATGTATGATTTAATTCACTTAATTTGCTTTGTATTAAACTTTGATATCTACTTGGGGAAGGGTCTTGTTCTTCTAATATTATATTGGCTATATATTGTCCTAAATTCATAATAATTAATTATACATAAATGTAAATAGGTGACTTAGATAAACTAAATCACCTATAAATATATATATTTCTAATGCTATTTATACGTTAATTTTAATACTTGTTGGTAGTAATTCAGTAGCTGGTTTAAAGTCTGGGTTTTCTAGTTTATATATTTCGTATATATTTTTGAACATATTAAAATTAGTAGCAATATTATCTATGGCTTTTAATTGCCATCCTTTACCTTGTATGTTATCTCCTTTTCCTTCACCACGAGTAGCAGCTTTTAACCACAATATTCCTGTTCTTTCAATAAGATTATCATGAGTTTCATTCCAAGCTATAGCATAAGCTGCTAACTGCAAATCATGACTAGTATGAAGTGAATTTGATGTTTTAATATCTATTAACCATAATTGGTTATTTATTTTTACTATTAAGTCTGCGGTTCCTGCGAATTTATGAGCATCGGAAAATAAATGATATTCTGTTGTTACTAATTCTGGCTTATGTGTATTCCAAAACTCAGCAAATTTTAAAATCATTTTCCAAACATCTAAACTATATTGAGCTTCACCATATTCATTAATCCATGGGATTTCATTACCATTTAAAAATGATTCTATAGCGTTGTGTACTTGAGTACCTTCAGCAGCAGCTTTAGAAGCAATAACATCACTATTATGTCCTACATCTTTAAGCCAATTATGAAAAAACTGGTTTTTAGGAAAATAATTTAAAATTGATGTTACGGAAGGATAATATTCACCATTACGCCTATAAAATCGTGAGTCTAAAACATTAATTTGTTTATCTCCTTCAGAATATTCAACAATACGTTTTATTCTAGGATCTTTTATAATATTTGCATTTTTATCAATCATATTAATTGTAATTTTTTTTCAAGCAAACTTTGTAATGTTAAAGGTTTAGTTTGCCCAATAGTGTTTAAAAATACTTCAAAACCAATCTCATTAGCATCTTTACCTTCTAATTCTACCATGTAAACTTCTTTACCAAATGACATAAGTTTTTCAGCATGCTTTAGAGCATCTTTTTTAGCATCATTGTCTAATGCAATATATATTCTATCTACAGAAGATTTAACTAATTTTTCCATTAGTTTATCATGTAATACTTTTCCTAATAAAGGAATACAATTGCGTTTAATTGTTATAGCATCAAACATACCTTCACAAAGTATAATAGGTGCATCCCAATTTATATATAATTCAAAACCTATAATGTCTTTAGAAGACACAGGTGGATTTTTATATTTTCTTAAAGAAGGTTCTTTATAATCTCTAGCTGTAAAATAATTTAATATTCCATTAGCATCATAAGATGGAATTATTATTCTACCTTCATATTTTCCATCTTTACAAAATCCTATGTTATATTTTATAATATCGTCTTTAGTAATATTTCTTTTTTTTAAAAATTTTAAAGCATGTTTAGATTCAATTTGTGCTATTTTATCTTCAACTGGTTTTGATAGGGGTATAAATTCTTGAGGAAGTGTTAGTGAGGTATAGGGTATATGTTCTTCTTTATTTGCGGGTTGGATTAATAAATCCAAATCTTTAAATTTATCAGGAGAAGTATTAATTCTTTTAAATAATGAACGTATAGTTTTACCTTTAGCATTGCATATCCAACAATGCCAAAAATTTTCACGTTTTGATGTAGTTTGTAAAGATACTTCTAGTTTATTTTTGTGGTGTAAACAAAAAGGACATTTGAAAGCATAATTACCTTTACTTGTAGCTTGACTTTTACCTAAAACAGATTCTACTAATACTAGTAGGGCAGTATTTTCCATAGGGGAAATATAAGATCTTATTTTGACTCTAACAAATCCTTAGTAAAAAATTTACCTAATATGTTATCATTATAAGATCTATCTTTACTAAATAGCACTTCTTCTTTGCATTGATAATGCATTTCATAATAAGTTAGTGCTTTTTTAGTTTTACATTGCATTAAAATCCAACATTCAAAATTATTTCCACCATATTCTTTAATATCAGCAAGTAGTTGTTTATTTGACCCCCAATAAATCTTCCAATCACTTTCAGTACGAATTACTTCATGTGTTGGTTTACGACCAGGTCCTGTTTGCTCAGCAAGTTGTTTTTTAGTAAGTTTATGTTTTTTGTTATTCCAATAAACTTTTTTACCAATATAAAATTTTCCAGTTATGTTATTGGTAATTTTATAAACAAAACCATGATATTTTTCAGGCTCAATTGGTGCCCAACTTTTCCATTTAAGTGTCATATTTTATAACGAATGTCATGTCTGTGTTAGGAGATATTAATATAGGTTTACCAAATTTAGCTACAGCTAATAATTCATTGTCATCATTATATAGGCCTATAGCTGTAGTATATGGATTAAATTCAGAGCCAGATGGTAAAGATCCAGTAGCAAAATATTTTAAAGATCCACTAGCATAACTACCTTCTACTAAAGTTGGATTATATGATAAATTATAATCACTTTCTCTAACTAAGCAACGTACTTCGTTTTCGTAAACGATATGTTCGTTTTTAAAAGTTAAAGCAAAAGATCCTGTATGTGTTGGCATTTTATTTAATTAACATTGTGTACTAGCTTGTGATCCTACTTCACCAGTATTTGTATCTAAATTATAAGTAATAAAATATACATCATCACGAACAAATGAATATCCTTGAATCACACTCATAAGATTAATACTAGAATATAATATCATTCCTGGTTGTAAACCTGAGCTTAGGTATAAACTATAATCTGTTGAATTAAGATATGCAAAACTATAACCAGCAATACATATAGAATTGGCATCATTATTTAATTGAACATAAATAAAGTTACCAGGAGCTGTTGATGGTGATGGTGTAATTGATGGTGTTCTTGATGGAGTAACAGTAATTGAAGGTGTTGGTGTCGGGGTAACATTCAATGATAATGATGGAGTTACTGATGGTGTTCTAGTAGGAGTTGGTGTAGGAGTTCTACTAACAGTTCTAGAAGGAGTAATACTTGGAGTAACAGTAACAGATACTGTTCTAGAAGGTGTTATAGAAGGTGTTACAGTTATAGAAGGAGTTCTAGTTGGAGTTGGTGTTGGGCTTGGTGAAACTGCAACTACTGTTAAGGTTTGTTGATTCCCACAAGCTTCATTATCATTTACTACAATAAAAACAGTGTCACTATTATCAGGTACAGAATAAAATCTACCTGCTTGTAATTGAGCAAATGTTAAACCACTCTCTAACCTATTAGCAAGAGATACAGAACTTGTATAAACACTATAAGGTCCATTAGCAGTACCAGAAGATAAATATAAATAAACAGATTGTGGCAAGTTATATTATTTTATATAAATATTAATTTTCACGTCTTTCTTCAGGTTTATACCATACTATTCGATTGTGATTGATAGGAGATGCTAATAATATTGCAGGTTTTAAATTACCTTTACGAGTTTCTTGAAACATATAGCTCATCCATGTTTGTTCATAAGGATGTGCCCATTTAGTATCAAGAAACATTTTTTTATTACCTTCTTTACTTACAATCATAGGCCAATTAGCATAATATATTTCACCTGTAATGTAACTTAATTCATCTAATACTTCAATTTTATTAAATTGAGTACGAGGAGCATTAGGATCTAAACCATTTATTGGTAATTTTGAATAATAAGGCCATATTTCTTCCCTAATATTTTGAGGAACATTATACCAAGATACTTGAATATTGTTATCCATGTATACTTCTGTATATGACAATTTAAGAAAATCAAATTTTTCCTTAAGCATTATTTTATGGATTTTATCATATAAATTAGGGATATATTGTCTAAATCCATTTCTACAGAATTTACCTTCCATAGATAAATCATGCAAACACATATCATCCTCTAAAAACACATAATAATCGCTATCTGACTCAGCAAAATGTTCTGCTACAATTTGACGTCCACCACATATACCGCCGTTTTTACCGGTTATTATGTGCTCGAATCCATATTTATCTGCTATTATTTTATTATCAATTCGCGCTTGTTCATCTGTAGAGTTATCAATTAATATTTTGCGAGTTTTATCTAACCATTTAGGATGTTTTTCATAACTAGATAATATTGTTTGTAATTGTTGAGGAAAATTAAATGTTAAAATGTATAATGATGTTTTAATATTATCTAAAGATAAACTAGGTTGAGCATATTGTATTCGTTTTTCGGGTATAGGCTCTAACTGAACTTTTTCTTCATCTAATGCTTGAATAAATTTAATTATTAATCCATTTTCATCAAGAGCAAAACGTCTATATTTTTCAGGTTGTAAATAAGACATTATAAGAAATATACTTTCTTCAGTTCCCATTAATCCTTCTGATAGTGATCTATCTACTAAAGAATAATAAAGTCCATTAGCTTCATGTATAGCTTCTTTAGTTCCACCAAATAATCCACCTCTACAAACCCATTTTGCAGTATCATTACAGTATTTATTTATTTCTTTAAATTTAAAACCATGAATTTCATCTGTAGATTCATATGGGTATGATAAAAATAAAAATGGATTTAAATAAGAAGTAATTTTATCTAATACTTTTTGTTCTACAAAATATTTCTCATAAACTGTATTTGTAATACCTGCATCTAACCAGATAAAGTAATTAGTATTAAATGGATTCCAAATAGTAGAATCATGTAACATAAACATTTTAGACATTACAATTGGATTATACCATTCATTAGATGCTTGAGGACTATTAGGTAACCATCCTCCAGGACCTGTCAAATTAAGCCATTCAGGATTAGTTCTTATTTGTTGAGTTTTATCCCAAAAAGGAGAATACAATCTTTTTACATCATCTAATTCATATATTTTTACAAAAGTATTTTCTTTTGAACGTTTAGTCCAAACTAAATGTTCATATTCTTTAGGAATAAAGATAATTAAATTAGCATCTATATCTAAAAAATGATTAAAATGATGAATATAATGATCAAAAGATCGTCCTGGTCTACTTATATTCCACAATCCTGTTACTATGGTTAAATCTTTATTCATTTATTTTAAATAACCCTTTTGTACAAAATACATATAATTTTCATCTATTTTATTATGTCTAAATAAATTACAACCTTCCAATCCTTCATGAGAAGTATGTCTTAATACAGGAAAAGTTTCAACTCCACCTCTTTGAGTCCATTCTTCATGTGTTATTAAAGGTGTATCATGTTCATAAAAAGTAACTAAACGTGATATTCCTTGTTTAGACATATAAGCAGACACTACAATATCATCGGACCATGATTTATCAACAAAATCAGTAAAAAAATCATCTTCAAACCATTTACGTCTATAAGATATTGTTTTATAGTGTTGTAAATGATTAACATATACATTTTTAAAAACAGATACTACATAATAATTTCTAACATCATCAAACACTGTTGGATCTTCTGCTCTAACTCCGTCATACCCAACAGCTGTATTTGGGAATCTATATTGATTTTTTACTTGTTCATCTACCATTTTAGGATGGTAAACCAAATCATCATCGCAAACAATAATAATAGCTTCAGGGTCATCAACACGTTTAATAGTATGAGCTAATTTAGTAATTGAACCTAAATCTTCTAATCCTTCAAATATTTTAAATTTAGGATTATTAACAGATAATTCTCTTAACCATCCAGGAATAATATATTCTTCCCCAGTTTGTTTATAAACACCAGGCACATTAAAGTGAATTTCATATTCGCCTTCATAATCCTGATTAATAAGTGAACTAATGTTACTTTTAATTCCAGAATCATAGTCTTGAGTTATTCTACTTGGAATTGTTGTTAATGTTACAATTACTTTATCCATTTTTTTCTATATATATTATATCGTGATTTTGTAATAATTGATAAATAAAATCTTCTGCTCTTCCATATGAATCTCCGCTTTTTTGTCTAAATTCCCAAAAACCTGAATTAGGATAAGGTAAACTATATTTAATTGGGAATGAATATGCAGGACGACCATATTCATTTACTGGTCTCCAGTCTGTTTCTTGGTCCCATGTTACACATCTAAAATCAATTTGGTGTTTTTTACAATAATACCCCATAAGAGTATCATCATTGTCACTAGATAATAATAATTCTCTATTAAAATCTTCTTTAAAATATTTCCTTTTATAACTAGCTGAATGCCAATGACCAGGTACGGTTAATTGAAGATCATATTTGACAGGAAAATAAAAATGAGTTGTTCTTAATACATATTTTTTAATGTTATCTTCTTCCCATTCTCTTTTTTCAACAGGAGTATCACCTCTAAAAACAATAACTGAATTAGGGTATTGTTTTAATTTTTTTAAATGGTATTCTAACATATCTTCATGATATACATGATCATCATCACATATAATTAATATATCTTCAGGATCTTGTGATATATCTAGAACACCAGTAATTTTAACTATAGGACCAAAATCTTCATCTACTCTATGTATAATTAGTTTAGAATTTTGCAAAGCAAATTGCTTTAAGTTATCATTTATAATATATTCTTCATCATTATTATTTTTATAATAATAAGGAATACTTAATACTACTTTATAATCTTTATCAGTATTTTGATTTAAAAGTGATGTTAAATTTTGTTCAAAAGATTCCCACAAATTTATTCTTATAGGAACTGTTGTTAATGAAATATATATCATATTATAATGTTTTTAAAAAACTTAAATTACATTCTAATGTAGAAGTGTTGTTAGGATAATCTAAATCTTTTATAGGATAATCTTGATTGTCTGGTGTTAATTCTGTAATATATTTTCTATTTACAAATGAAAATTCAGCTACTCTTGGAACTGTATGCCCTTCATATATAAATTCACCTCCCCAATTATTGCCATGAACATGTGTTAAAATAAAGTGTTTATTAAGTTTTTCCATCATTGTTACAAATCTTTCTTGGTTTTGTGGTTGTTCTAACCAATGTACTTCAACTACAATTCCACAAACAAATGTTGCTAAATCATCAATATCAGCATGAATAAAATAATCATATTCTGCCCCTTCTGTATCAATTTTTAAAAATATATCACCTTCAATTTTAAATTCATTATAATGTTCTCTAACGTCTTTAACACTTAAAGTATCAGATAAATTTTTAACAGTTTCAGAAATTACTTCTAATGCTTTTCTAAGCTTTTTTATTTTAGTTATACTTTTATCTTCATTTAAATCACTAAGTGCTTTAGCTAAAATATTTTTTCTTATATCTAATTCTTGAAGTAAACTTAATTCTTTATCATTATTTGGTTTATTTGAGCCTAACCCTTCAGGATAAAAATATTGTTCACCTTGACTCCATTTTTCTTGATGTCCAGTATGATCAAATATATAGTTTGGTTTATCATATTTTTTAATAAAGTCATCTTCATAACTTTTATCACCACCATAACCATAAGTAAATAACGTAGTACATTGTTTAAGTACTATTTCTGATGCAACATAACCACCATCGCTTTTATTACCTAAGCGAATTTTTGGGGAATTAATTTTGTAAGGTTTAAAATATTTTAACATAATTATTAATTTAATAAGGAAATTCTATAAAATGGTCTTCGTAGTATTTTTTTAATTTGTCATAATTTTTATTTATGAAATCTTGTTTTCCTATCATTGATGGCTCCATATTCATACCCCAATTCCAAAATCTATCTTCAGGATATGAGTTTATTTCAAAAGATTTAGTTCTAGAAAAACCAAATTCCTCAGTCCATGGAAAACATTTTACATCTAATAAATTAAAAATTATTGATAATATTTGTTCAGATTGTAAATTCCACATGCTGTGTGTTCCTAAGAAAAAATATTCTTCTTTTTTAAGAACTAAAATATCATAAATAATATTGTTTAATAACTCAAAAAAAGGTTTAATCATTTCTTTATCAGGAAATCTAAGTGTTCTAAAATTACCATCAGTTACTGTAAAATAATTAATTATTTCTTTATCTGTTAATTTATATTCATTATTAATATAAGTAGCACATGTTTTTAAAAATTTGCAATTTGTTTCATCATATGAACCTCCAGCAGGTGTTGAAATTATTTTATTTTCTAAAGACTCTGTAAAATTGGGATACGGATGTGAAGTTATAGGTTTATAAAAATAATTTTCTAATTTTTGATAATATTCATCATTTATTACAGGTAAAACATCACAATCCATAAAAATAAATCCTAAATAATTTGTTACATTTTCCCATAAAAATACAAATCGTCTTAATAAAGTAGGAATTTTTACATTATTTTTTATAAAATATTCAGCATATTCTGCTTCATTATCAATTAATGGAGGTATTTTTTCTAACTCAATAGACCAAGGATAATTTTTTCGTAATTCATCCAAATTTTTAATAATTAAATTAGGCATAAAAGATACAGACGAAAAATAATCAACATCATCTGTCATTATAAATACATCAAAATATCTATATGAAGAACATGTTTTCAGATTATATAATAATCTAGCTTTATGTGTAGGTCCTAAAGCAAATTGAACTATTAGTATTTTATCCATTTAATCTATTTTATGTTCTACTCGTTCACACCAACCTTTATTATCACTGTAAGCCCAATATACTACTCTAGATGGTTTTTTATTTACTAGAAAAAACTCTTCATAATGGATATTTTGTCCTTTATTAAAATTATCTAGTTCTGTTCCTTTAATTATTTTAGTACTAATAGAGTTACCTATTTCATCATCAAATGCTATTAATACAAATGAATAATCATTACTAGTAAATTGTGCTTTATTAACATTAACTAAATAATAAAAAGATTCCATAAAGGATTGTTCCCACAATTCATCATTTTCAATAACTGGGTTGGGAGGGTAATTATTATCTAGTGTGTATTTTTGTACTGCTTTTTTCTTAAAGTTAAAACCAGCATATTTTTCATAATCACGCAATGTTCTTACAGTCCCTAAATCATATCCTGTTAAATCAATATTTGGGTCTTCTTCAGTACGTAATAAACATCTAATCTTTTTACGGGCATATTCTTGTTTATTAAACCAATCTACACCTAATTTAGAATCATCATCCCATTTAAGTCTTCCTGCTCTTTCTTCTCTCATAGTAGAATGCCAAATAACTATTTTATGAGGATGAAAGAAATCATATCCGTGAGTATATGAACGAACAGTTAAATTTATTTCTTCACCACTAAAATAAATATCAGGATCGTGTTTTATTTCACGAGCCCATTCGCTTCTAGCGAAATCAAAATGACCACATAAAAATCTGGACATAGGAGGTTCAGTCATTTCTTCATATCCATGTAATAATCCTGGTCTAATAAATATAGTACCATGAGGATAAAAACAAGCAAATTGTGATTGCCAGGGTTCCATTGATCTGCCTGCAGGATCATTAAATGGATCATATAAAGGTGAATAGCCTGCTATAATAGGTTTATAACCTTTTTGTTCAAGATCATTATGCATTTGGATTAAAGTTTCATCCCAATCTTGAGCAAATCGATGATGAGAATCTAATTGACAAACATAATCTTCGTCTGTTAGTAATTGTTCATTAATTATAGCTCTAGCCCAAGGTAATCCTTTAGCTTCTTTATAATCACATTCAAATATTTTAAATCGTTTATCAGATTTAAATTCTGTAAGATCGTCAAAACCATCTTCAGGGTGGAATTGTCTACAAATTCCAAAATGAATGCGTTTAGGATATTTTGCTTTATCTAAAGCATCCTTAATAGTAGGTATTAGTTCAGGATCTCTATAAGCTGGTAAATGTAATAATATAGTTGGTTTTTTACTCATAATTTATTTTTTGTTCTATAACATCACACCAACCTTTTAATTTACTATGTGGCCATACTCTCCAACTATAAGGTTGTTTATTATCTTCATATTCTCTCCAAATATGAATAAAATTGTCTTTAGGATCTATTGTTAGTATATTTTTTAATTCATGTTCATCACAATCTTGTCTATAAAGATCATTTCCATTTTCATCTAACAAAGCTACTACAAATAAATCATAATCATTTTCAGGTAAAGATCCTTTATAAACATCAATACAAACTTTTATTTTATTGCATAAACCTGATTCATAATCTCCTTGTGTTGGTGGATGTTTATGTTCTAAAGTATACTTATGTATTTGTCTAGTTTTAAATTTTAAACCAGCATATTTCTCATAATGTTCTAATGTTCTTTGAGTTCCAAACCAATATTTTCCAAATTCTTTTGCAATACACCCTCCACACCCTTCATTCATACCAAATAAAGCTCTAAAACGAGCATATGATCTTTTATCATGCTCACCAAAATTAGAATTATCATCCCAATGTTTCTTTTTACCTTCTCTAGTATATTCATGCCAAGCATAAACTTTATGAGGATGAAATAAATCATATCCCCAGGTATAAGCACGAACGGCTAGTGATGTTTCTTCACCATGGAAATAAAAATTAGGATCATATGGAACTTCTTTAACAAATTTACCTAAGGTAAATATAAAATGAGCTGATATAAAGCGAGCAAATACAGGTTCTATCATATCTTTCCATCCATCTAATCCTTGTGGCCTTAAAAATACAGCTCCTTCAGGTAAAAATCTATCTATATTTAACATCCAACATTCATTAATACGATCATTAGGATCTTTATCTGGAAAGTATGATGGTAAATACGTTGATAATAGAGGTTTATAGTATCCAACACATCTTAAATAATTTAAAATATCAATTAATTCAGTATCCCAATTTTTAATAAAGCGATGATGTGAATCTAATTGAAAATAATAATCTTCGTCTTGGTAATATTCTTGAATTTTAGCTCTAGCCCAACATACACCTTGAGCTTCATTATAGGGTATATCTATAATTTTAAATCTAGGATCATCTTTATATTGTTCTAAAGTATCCCATTCGTCTTCTACAGAATGTTGCCAAGCAATGCATATTGTTAGTCTATCAGGATTAGCAGCATTAGATAATAAATTATCTAGTGTAGATAATAATTCAGGATCTCTATAAGCAGCTATTGAAACAAAGATTTTAGACATAACTATAATATATAACTTTTATTTTGAATTTCCAACTTGTAAATTAAAAGCAAGCAAATATATCATTATTATTAACATATACTGTTATATTAATATCAGTACTTGTTGAAACAGTTATATT